CACAAGATTGTGCAGTGAGTTTAGTTTCCCACAGACTTCGGGAATTGTAAAGTTTCTACGGCAGGTATTTGAGCCCCCACCCCCCAAATCCTAGCTTGGTTCCATCCAGCGGTTTATACATTTAGAAATCCACAAATCACACCTCGTTTTTCAAAAACCCCCCCATGTCAAATATATTAGACATCGAAAAAAATATTTCGCAAAAAATTACCAAAAACTCGGAATACCACAACATACCCCCAAAATGTCAAAAACAGTTAAGGTACCTGGAATCGAACTAGACTAAGAAACGTATCAGCTAAGAAACATATACACATTATTCTAAACAAATAAACTACGAAAAGGCTTGACAAATAAAATCTTACATCATACTATCCAGTCTACATGACCCACCCCACAAACAGGTGATACAAACGTGACAAAATCCGAACAAGACTCAGACCTAATAAAAGAAGACGACGAGTTTATGATGCCTCCTATCGAGGCGGATATCCCACTACCCAAAAGTGCTCTAGAAGCAATGCCCGAACTCACTCAAGAAGAAGAGTTACTCATGAGGGCGAACACAATCAAACTAATCTCCGACTTAACTGGAGAACCTATCATCCCAACGGATGAACAAAAGACAGATGCTATTGGTCTAGCCAGACAGATAATGTCAAATCCAAATACAAAAATAGACTTTACGCAGTACCCAAACGAGACAATGGCGTTTTTAGCTGGGATGGTGGCTGAAACTAAGTACACAATCGTTGATGACCTAGCAGAACTTAAGATGTTTGTAATTAATGGCCTAGTAAAAGAGGCTGGCACAGCAAAAGAAGCCAAAGTACGTATTTCCGCTCTCTCAAAACTAGGTGAAATTGATGGGATTGATGCATTTAAGAAGAGAACTGAGACGGTAGTCAAGCATCAGAGCATGGAAGAGGTAGAAGAAGAGCTACTTAAAGTGCTTGGTTCCATAAAAGGTAGGGTAATTGAGGGTAAAGTGGTTGAAAAGGTCGTAAATGACGAGTAAACCAAGAAAATTGACTGCGGAAGACGTACTTTCGATTGAAGAAGCGTTTCCAACCATGTCAGATACAGAAAAACGACGTGTTTTACCACTATTAAAGGAATATAAAGATGGACTTACCCAAGAAATTGCAAAAGATTCGTTTTTGGACTTCATACATCATGTGTACCCCGATTATAAAGTTGGGTCCCACCATCGCCGCCTTGCAAAAATCTTTGAAGAAATCGCAGCAGGAAAGAAAAAGCGTGTCGTTGTTAATATTGCACCGCGACACGGTAAGTCTGAGCTCATATCCTATCTGGCGCCCGCGTGGTTCTTGGGCAAGTTCCCTCATAAAAAGATTATCATGGCATCTCACACAGCGGATTTGGCTGTTAACTTTGGACGTCGTGTGCGTAACTTGGTTAGTAGCGATTCATATAAAGACATTTTTCCACAGGTAGAACTACAAAGTGACTCTAAATCAGCTTCTAGATGGGGTACTAACTTTCAAGGAGAGTATTTTGCTATTGGTGTCGGCGGTGCTTTGGCTGGCCGTGGCGCTGACCTTTTTATTATCGATGACCCACACTCTGAGCAAGAAGCCAAGCAAGGGCGAGCTGATGTGTTTCTTCCTGCTTGGGAGTGGTTTCAGTCTGGGCCTATACAACGTCTTATGCCAGGTGGGGCGATTATTGTCGTTATGACAAGGTGGTCAAAGCTAGACTTGACGGGTCAGATTCTGAACCAGATGATTAAGAACGAAGAAGCTGAGGACTGGGAGATAGTTGAGTTCCCTGCCATTATAGAGAAGACAAAAGAAATCCCATACATCGAAGTAGATGAGGACGGTGTAGAAACAACAGTAATAAAGAAAGAAACATATGAAGCACCGCTATGGCCTGAGTTTTGGACATTAGAAGAATTAACTGCAAAACGCGCTGTGCTGGATGTCCGTTACTGGAACGCGCAGTACCTCCAAAACCCTACCTCAGAAGAGGGTGCACTGATAAAAAGGGAATGGTGGCAGATATGGGACAAAGACTATCCACCTGAGTGTGAGTTTATTATTATGGCACTAGACGCGGCTCAAGAAACAAACAACCGTGCCGACTATAACTCCTTGACAACTTGGGGTGTTTTTTATAACGAAGAAGTTAATAACTATAATATAATCTTACTAAATGCAATAAAAGAACGGTTAGAATTTCCAGAGTTAAAAGCAATGATGATTCGTGAGTATAAGGAATGGGAACCTGACGCTTGTATTGTAGAAAAAAAATCTAACGGAGCCGCACTCTACCAAGAGATGCGTAGGATGGGTATTCCGCTTGGAGAGTTTACACCTGGTAAAGGGCAAGACAAGATTAGCCGAGTTAATGCAATTTCAGACCTTTTTAAGTCAGGGATAGTATGGGCACCAGACCGTAGGTGGGCAAGGGAAGTTATAGAAGAGTGCAATGATTTTCCTAGTGGAGCAAACGATGACCAGGTCGACTCTACAACATTAGCGTTAATTAGGTTTAGACAAGGTGGGTTCATTAAACTCCCAAGTGATGAGGCAGATGATGAGCTATTATATAAATACACGAAGAAAAAAGCATACTACTAATGGCAACACAAAAATTTATGGGTAAAGGACAACTTATTGACCGCCTGACAGCACAGGTAGGGAATAGGGACTCGGCTATTAAAATCTTACAAGACCGTGGGCAACTAAAAGCAGACGGTAAAACATTTACAGCTGAAGGTGCTAAACGCAATGCTATGACAGCTGAAGAGAGAGCAATAGATAGAGCAACTAAGAAATCAGGCAAACCAAAAACTGCCTATAAATACAATCCAAAAACTAACACTGCAAAACTGAAAAAATAAGGATAAGACATGGCAATTGACAAAGCGCTAAACCAAGCCCCACTAGGCTTAGATTCACAGATGATGCAAGAAGACCCGAATAACTTACCAATCGAGATTGAGATTGAAGACCCAGAGGCAGTGCATATTGGGATTGGAGATACACAGATTGATATTGAGCCTGGTGTAGACGAGGATGAGTTTAATAAGAACTTAGCTGAGGACATGGATGAGCGTGACTTAGCTACACTTGCATCTGAACTTACTTCGGACTATGAGGATGACTTAGCTTCTCGCAAAGATTGGATTCAAACATACGTAGACGGCTTAGAGTTGTTAGGTCTAAAAATTGAAGAACGTAGTGAACCGTGGGAAGGCGCATGTGGTGTGTATCACCCACTATTAAGTGAGGCGCTAGTTAAGTTCCAAGCTGAGACGATGATGTCAATGTTCCCTGCAGCGGGGCCAGTCAAGACACAGATTATAGGTAAAGAGACTACAGCTAAAAAAGAAGCAGCTCTACGTGTCCAAGAAGACATGAACTACCAACTTACAGATGTGATGCAAGAATACCGCCCTGAACATGAGCGTATGTTGTGGGGTCTTGGTTTGTCTGGTAACGCATTTAAGAAAGTATATTTTGACCCACATAAAGACCGTCAAGTCTCATTGTTTGTGCCAGCAGAAGATATGGTTGTACCATACGGCGCAGAGAGTTTACAAGATGCAGAACGTGTTACTCACACAATGCGGAAAACAGAAAACGAACTTTTACGTTTGCAAGCAGCGGGTTTTTACCGTGATGTAGACTTAGGCGCACCTGTTGAGGTTCTTGATGAAATAGAGAAGAAGATTGCTGAGAAGTTAGGGTTCCGCGCGACTAGCGACTCCCGCTTCAAAGTACTTGAGATGCACGTTGACTACAACTTGCCAGGGTATGAACACAAAGATGACAAGGGTAAAGAGACAGGTATTGCTCTACCATACGTAATTACAATCGAGAAGGGCACTAATACTGTTCTAGCAATCCGCCGCAACTGGGAGCCAGATGATGAAAACTACCAAAAACGACAACACTTTGTCCACTACGGATATGTTCCTGGGTTTGGGTTTTATTATTTTGGCCTCATTCATCTTGTTGGTGCTTTTGCTAAGTCTGGTACTAGTCTTATCCGCCAGCTCGTTGATGCTGGTACCCTATCTAATTTACCAGGCGGTTTTAAAACCCGTGGTCTACGTGTTAAAGGCGATGACACTCCGATAGCTCCAGGTGAGTTCCGTGACGTAGATGTACCAAGCGGTACTATGCGTGACAACATTATGCCTCTACCATACAAAGAGCCATCACAAGTCTTGATGAGCTTACTAGGAAGTATCGTAGAAGAAGGTCGTCGCTTCGCTAATACAGCAGATTTACAAATTAGCGACATGTCAGCTAACGCTCCAGTCGGTACAACACTAGCAATTTTAGAACGTACCTTGAAGGTTATGTCTGCCGTACAAGCTCGTGTACACTATTCTATGAAGCAAGAGTTAGGTCTCCTTAAAAAGATTATTGCATCATACACACCTGAAGAATATAACTATGACCCAGAAGAAGGTGACCGTCGTGCTAAGAAGTCAGACTATGACAACGTAGATGTAATTCCAGTATCTGACCCTAACGCCTCTACAATGGCGCAGAAGATTGTTCAGTATCAAGCGGTTATGCAGTTGGCACAACAAACGCCACAAATCTACAACATGCCATTACTACATCGCCAGATGCTAGAAGTATTAGGTATTAAAAACGCGTCAAAGCTTATTCCTATGGATGAAGACCAGAAGCCAACTGACCCAGTATCAGAGAATCAGCACATTCTAATGATGAAGCCTGTCAAAGCGTTTGAGTATCAAGACCATCAGGCTCACATTACGGTGCACATGGCAGCTATGCAAGACCCTAAGATTCAGCAATTACTACAGGGTAATCCGATGGCGCAGCAGCTTCAACAGGCTATGATGGCACATATTAACGAGCATTTAGGCTTTGCATATCGTGTTCAGATTGAGCAACAGTTAGGCATGGCGTTACCTACAACTAAAGATGAGTCAGGTGATGAAGTTGGTTTAAACCCACAAGTTGAGGCTCAACTAGCTCCAATGTTAGCGCAAGCCGCACAACAGTTACTACAACAGAACCAACAACAAGCAGCGCAACAAGCAGCACAACAACAAATGCAAGACCCTATCATTCAAATGCAACAACAAGAGTTGCAACTTAAAGCTCAAGATTTACAACGCAAGACTCAAAAAGACCAAGTTGATGCTCAACTTAAAGCAAAACAACTTCAGAATGATATGTTAAAAACAGCCGCTCAGATGAGTGCTACTAAACAACAAAACACTATGAACTTAGGTGTAGATGTTATGAAGCATTTGTCAGATAAAAATACGCATAAACAAGACCAGTCGCAACAAATGCTACAAGCAGTAATGTCAGCAAGACAACAAATGAATAAACCGACAAAAGGGAATAAATAATGAGCGAACTCGAGCATCTTCTAGATGAATACAGGGACCGCATGAAGGTGCTATCAGAAGAGTTGATGCGCGGTAATTGTCCAACAATAGAAGAATATCGGTATATATGCGGTCAGTTACGAGGGCTTGAAGCCGCATGTTTAATAATTACAGACCTCAAACAAAAACAGGAAGAAAACTTTGATGACTAATATAAATTTAGCACAAGCACTAGATTTATCTAAATTGGCTGAACAAGCTAAG